AGCCTCGACAATCTGCCCCTGCAACGCACTCCGCTGTTTATCGGTCATCATAAATGTCCTCCCCTCCTCTTATCCCCCCACCTCGCAACCAGCAAGCGCAACCCCCTCAGGCTCAATCGCCCCTATCTCATCCTCCATCCGTTCCAGCAGGCTCCGCCCATCCTCGCCCAGCGCCTTCATGTACTCGTCCATCCGCTTCCCGCCACCACCGCAGAAGGCCAGTACCATCGCATCCGCACGGTCCGGGCTGTTAACCCCTCTGGCCCGTAGCTCGTCCTTCCCCTCCAGCGTGAGCTTGCCCTTCCCATTCGTCCGCACCTTGCGGCTCACGAACTGCTGGAGCAGCACCTCGTCGGTCCCGACCGGTCCCAGATTCACCTTCCCCTCCTCCACCATCCGCCCGAACTCGATCCACATCTCCGCCGCACGGTTCACGAACTGATCATCCCGGATGGCCCGCTCACCGAAGTTCACCCGGCGCACATCCCACCCCTCCGCCCGGAGCGCGTCGCACATCACAACCCCCATGCCTCCCACATCCGCGTAGATATCCTCAGCCTTCAGCTTCCACTTCCTGAACTCCGCGATGAACCGGCCCACGCTGGCCATCGTGTCCTTGTCCCGCCAGCGGATGAGGGCTTTGACCGTGTTTCCCTGGCGGATGACCATCACGCTCTCGTCGCCTCCGGCGCTGAAATCGCAGCCCGCGGTCAGTCGGTGGCCATCCGTCTCTTCCTTGGGTGGGCCACTGACAACCTTCTGCCAGTCCGCTGTTTTGACAGCGGTGAGGCTCCCGTCATCCTCCATGAACTCCGCGTAGATCATCGAGCGCACCAGCGGGTGACCCTCGCCCCAGCGGGCCATCTGCTCATCGATCCACTCCTTCCGGATGTGCGGACAGTCGTAAGCGGTCACCGTGAAGGTCTGCCACTTGCCGTCATTGCGGCGGAACACATCGTAGAAGTACCCAGAGGACCCCCCTGGGCTGCTCATCAGCAGCGTCCGCGTCGGCTGGCACCGCTCCATCGACTGGAATATCCCGTCCGGTACCGCCTTCGCCTCATCGACGATGTACATCAGGTCGTTGCTCGGACCCTGAACGTGCCAGCCCTCCGCCTTCTCAGGGTTGCTCGCCGAGAAACCGATGCACCGGCTGATCAGCTCCTGCCCGTCCACTTTCTTCGGGTACACGTATCGAATCTCGCCATCCTTGATCGAGAACCCGTTCTCCTCTCCTCCCAACCCATTGATCATCTTCCGCAGGTGAGGCCACAGAGCGTCGGCCACCTGACGGTACACGCCAGCGGTGCAGACAACCAAGCTCCCCGGCCAGCGGAGCATGTGCCAGATCACGGCTGACGCCGCGACCATGCTCGTCTTGCCAGAGCCATTAGCCGCCTTCAGAGCTACCTTCGAGTGCTTCTCGTTCAACGCACCCAGCACCGCCTCCTGCCAGGGATAGGTATCGCGTAGGCCAAGCATCATCTTCGGGAAGTTCTTCAACTGCTGCGCCTCCTCCAGGAGCTTGCGCTGCTTCCACGCAGGGATGTGAGAACCCATTCCGAGTGAAGGGGATTTCTTCCGTTTAATTTGCTTGACGGGCATAAAATTTGGGTTGGGAGGAGGAGGGGGTATACAGGTAACACCCACCCCCCTCTTGGGGGTCGCCCCCCCCCGTGGTCTATTTGCTCCCTCCGAAGGCTCCGAGTAGGGCTCCGGATACTGAGAGCTCCTTCCCACCCTTGCCAGTGTGCTCGAGTTGTGCGCGGGCAACGTAACCGCGGGTTCTCTCCAGTAGCCACGCGCTTCCTTGCCAACCATTGCCGCATTGTCTTACAACAGAAGTCAGCTCTAATTCGCCTTCTAATCTTGCTTTTTCTAACAAATCAGCAAAGTCAGGATTTCGCTTTAGGAAGTCATGCCAGCGGCCAGCATTACCAGAAGGGAAACCGCATAATATAGCAACACGCTCCAGCGGGATTCCAAGGCGGGCTGCTTCAAGGGCTTTTTTTTGGTCATCCTCTGAAACGGGAATTCTGGGCCTTCCCACCTTCCCCTTTTGCCTTGTCTCAACCACTTCCCCACCCCCTTGGACTTCCCTTGTCTTATCCTTGGCCATGGAAGCAACTTGCCCCCGAAAAAGGCCACTTCGCCACTTTTTCTCGTTTTCTGTTGCAACGTGTAGAGAAGGGGTGTAAAGAGCGGATTCCCTGCGAAAACCGCAGGATTTCAAGCATGAAACAACAACGAACCCTGCTCGGGAAGGCGCTGGCCTTCCTTGTCCTTAACCTCCTCCTCCTTCCTGCGATCTGGCTTCTGGTCGACGCAATCATGGGAGGTGCAATGTGAAAGAGTCTATCACGTTGCTTTCGATGTTCTGTTCCAGTGGTTACTCCAAAGGAACGGGACGTTACCTGTACAACAACTATCATTCTGTCAGAACCAATAAAGGAAAGAGTCTGACTAACCCACTGGCTGTTGATGAAATGTCCATTGCCCCTGTTAATGGTTTTCCTGTTCCCGCCAAGCACACACTGTTGGCTCAATTGTTAAAATCAAATACACCAATCCCAGAATATAGGGGGTGGGGCTTTAGTGTCCCAGAATATATCAGGGGCTTGCGTGAAGTCCGACGTGTTAAAACAAGGCCCCCTAACGCTATTGAGAAGGCCAAGAATTCAATGCCCCTTGGTAGTTTGCTAGGCGTTGAAATAGAACACTATAGCAACACGTGGCGCGATTTACCGTCTGGCTCCCTTGGAAACTATGTGCATGACGGTTCACTAGGACAAGGCGGCATTGAATTACGGCGTCTGACTTGGGTTGGGAAAAACGGACGCATCAATGGTATTCTGTCACTGAAGCCACTGTTAGAAGGGGCATTGATAAATCAAAAGTGCGGTTTGCATGTTCACGTTGACGTAAGACACTTGCCCCCTGTTGGCGCTGGTACATCAACGCAGTGCGACATTGGGGAAACATACGACAGGCTGGTTACACTGTATCCCATTATCAAAAAACTGGTTCCCAAGTCCCGCTTGCGTTCTAGCTATTGTCGTTGGCGCAACAACAGACGGGACTCTGACACTTATCGTTCTACATCTAACGGGAACCGCTATTCTGCGTTGAATTACGACAGCGTACCAGAACACGGGACCATTGAGTGGCGGATGCAGGGCGGCTCCACTAATGTTGTTAAAATAGAATCTTGGGCCTTGCTATGCCAATTCCTGACTCGCTGGGCCAGTGTGCGCGATAACAGCATGCCCCGCAATTGGGACCAGTTTTTGGCTATTCTGCCCCAATGGTTGGCCTCTTGGTGCGTTCTGCGACGGGAGCGCCTGTATGGGGATCTTGGGCCGGTAGACGAACGTGTATCGTCCGCTGTTAGCCAGACCGAATAAACAACAGAACAACAGAACAACGAAACACTATGTGCAAACTCTTTATCGCGACAGGTAGTCTTACAAAGCAACAGACATTGAAGCTAATCGAAAAGGCTGCTTCAATATTTAGCAAAACACAAAAGGACGGGTTCGGATTTATTGCCTATGGTTCAAGCGGTACCGTTGCAACGGGTCATTATCTAGAACCGTCTAATTATCCCGGGTTCAAGGTATCACTTCCCGAGTGGGTTGACTGCAACAGGATTGAGACGGGAACAATCCCTAGCAATGTGACAGCGCTTGTGTGTCACGGTAGAACTGCAACGTCCCGTGTTATGCTTGCCAACGTGCACCCATTCGTTAGCAAGGACACTGCACTATGTCACAACGGAGTGTTGTCGTGGATTGGAAGTGGGCCAGAACCCAAGGCAATAAACCATTGCGACAGTGAACAGTTCCTAAATTGGTTTAACAGCATGAAGTCCCCATTCAACAACACCAAGGTCAATTGGTCTGGCTATGGGGTGTTCGGCATTATCAACAAAAGGAAGAAAACCCTGACAGTGGCCAAGTGCGGTTCCGGCAAGTTGTCCTACTGTTCAAACGACAACGGTGTTCACTTGTGGTCTACAGAATCGCATGACCTTGAATTGTTGGCCAAGTCCTTGTCCCCAGATAACGCAACCAAGCCACTTGTGATGCGTCCAAACACTGTCTGTTGTTTCAACATTAGCGGCAAGGCCCCCCGCCTGTTGTCTGTTGATAATTGGGAAGGCTTTGGCTCTGTTGCTACAAAGTCTGCAGACTGGTTTAAATCAATGGGTACAACAACCCACTCTTCACCATTGTCATACAAGCGGCAATGGCCTGTTAATGATACAGACTCTTTCCCAGATTGGGAGCCAAGCCCTGTTCAAGTTCTGGGGGCAACCAAGTGAAGCCCTTGTTGCGTGTTCTGGGATACCTTGCCTTGTGCCTGTTGTTCACGCTGTTGCTAATCCTGTCAGCACTGGCTGGTAACGGTAAACCATAGCAAGCCCCGACAAGCCCCGTCCCTGACAAGCCCCTAGGAAACCCCTAGGGGCCTTTTGTTTGCCCCGTCCGCTGTCCTCACCCCACCGTCAAATAAAAACCCGTCCTTGCCCCCTTCCCGCTCGATTACGGGCCTTCCCCTTCCCGCCCCCGCTTCCCGGAGTCCCGCCCCGCCCCGCTTCCCAGAGCCCCAGAGCCCCAGAGCCCCCTTTGTCATTCCCCTGTTCTGTCATTAGTGGGCCACTCAATCCCACCCCCCGCTTCCCTGTTTAACACTTTGCCCCTTCCCCTCCCTTCCCGGATTTATCACAAAATCACCCAGGTATCGATAGGACACGCAATGTCCAACCCCTTTCAGGATACATAGAACTCCAAGGTAAGACGCCCAATGTCCCACCCCGTTACACCCCGCCCGGACCCGTCCCCGGGGCCCCCGCGACCCCCTCCCCCGCGCTCCGGGTGCTCATGGAGCGGTATCGAGCGGATGCCATATGCCATACAGAATTCGGAATTCGGAAACCCGAAATCCGGAACCCCCTAGCCCCGAGCATGGAGCGGCATCCCCCGAGCATGGAGCGGTCCAGAACATTTCTTCCCTCCCCCGCACTTTTCCTGTTGACGACTCAGCATGGAGCGGTATGGTGGGTCCCGACATGAAACTCAACGAAATCAAAGAGGCGGTGCTGGCCGGCAAGGTGGTGCACTGGAAGAACCATGGGTACCGAGTGATATACGCTCCAAAGCTCAATGACTTCCTGATCCGGTTCGACTACAACGATGACTGCATTGGCCTGACATGGACCAATGGCGTGACGATGAACGGCGAGGAGTCGGACTTCTTCGTTGCCGAGGAGGTGGCGCTGTGAACTTCGACCACTACACTCTGATATACAAATCCGATGTGGCTCACATGAAGAACCGCATCAAGGAGCTTGAGGCAGCTAACAAGGAGCTTCTGGATTCTGTTGATATAAAGCGGTTATACATTACCGACCAAACATC